TGCTGGGCGATATTGCCCCGCTCAAGGAAATGATTGCGGTCGCCAAGAAATATGGCGCGATGGTGCTGGTGGACGAGGCCCATTCGATGGGCTTTATCGGCCCCAACGGGCGCGGCGTGGCCGAGGATCAGGGCTGTCTGGACGATGTCGATTTCGTGATCGGCACGTTCAGCAAGTCGGTGGGTACGGTGGGCGGCTTCTGCGTTTCCAACCATCCCAAGTTCGAGATCATGCGTCTGGTCTGCCGCCCCTATGTGTTCACCGCCAGCCTGCCGCCTAGCGTGGTGGCGACAGCGGCGACCAGCGTGCGCAAGCTGATGCATGCTGGCGACAAGCGGGCGCATCTGTGGGAAAACAGCCGCACGCTGCACAAGGGCCTGCGTGACAAGGGCTTCCAACTGGGAACGGACGAGCCGCAGAGCGCGATCATCTCGGTGATCATGCCCGATCTGGAGCGCGGCGCGGCCATGTGGGAAGCGCTGCTGCATGAAGGGCTTTACGTCAATCTGGCGCGTCCGCCAGCAACGCCGGCTGGCATGACGCTGCTGCGCTGCTCGCTCTGCGCGCTGCATAGCGCCGAACAGGTGCAGACGATCATCGGCATGTTCACCCGTGCGGGCGAGCGGGTGGGGATCATCTGATCCTTTTCCGTTGAGCTCATGAAAAAGCCTGCGGTGCTGTCTCTGGCACCGCAGGCTTTTTTGTTTCCGGCAGCGGCCTTGGTTACTTCGTTGCCGCCAGCGTTTCCAGCGTCACGCCCGTGCATTCATCGGCCACCGCGCTTTTGTGCCCGCCCAGCATGGCGGCGGCGACAAAGCCCGCCACCACCAAAGCCACGAAACCGGCCACGGCCAGCGCCAGATATTTGTCGATCCAGGCTTTGATCGGCGCGCCGAACAGGCGGAACAGGATGCCCACGATCAGAAAGCTGATCGAGCGCGAGATCACGCTGGCCAACACGAATTTGCCGATGGGCATGCCGATGAAACCGGCGGTGATGGTGATCAGCTTGAAGGGGATCGGCGTGGCGCCCTTGGCGATGATGGCGATAAATCCTGCCTCGCCGCGCAATTTGCAGGCGGCATAGGGGAAGCTGGCCTTCAGATGCAGCGCGTCGAGCAATTGTTCGCCCAGCAGCGCGAAGGCGTAATGGCCGATGGCATAGCCCAGCAACCCGCCTGCCACCGAGGCTAGCGTGGTGATGATGGCATAGCGAATCGCCTTTTGCGGATTGGCCAGACACATCACCCCCAGCACCGGATGGGGCGGAATCGGGAAGAAACTGGCCTCGACAAAGGCGAAAAGTGCCAACCAGAATTCGGCAAATCGGCCAGAGGCCTTATCCATGGTCCAATCGTAGAGACGGCGCAGCATCCGCAAATTCCCTGATAGTTGCGCCACTTGCTTAGAGGCGGGGGCGTGGAGGCACAAGCTTTAGCGAATAACCAAATCGGTTATTTCCTCTTGACATCGTCACGCTCTTATGGCACATATCGGGAACATCGAAGAAGTGTAAGTCGCTGACCAGCGCCTCACCGCGCTGCTTTCATCCCTCTGTTGCCCGGAACAACTCTATGGCGGACATAAAAGAGTCTGGCCGTGGGGCGCAGCCGTCTGCGCCTGATCGGCCGCAAAAAGACCAATGGACCTCGCTTTTTCTGGCCGAACTGGCGGCCACTTCCAATGTGTCGGCCTCGGCGCGGCGGGCCGGTGTGCCCAATACGCTGGTGTATGAAACGCGCAGGACGGACCCTGCCTTTAACCGCGCATGGCGGCTGGCCCTGTGCGAAGGCTATGACGCGCTGGAAATGGCGCTGTTGCAGCGCCTGCGGGAAGGCGAGATCAAGCCGGCCAGCGGGGCGAAAAAAGGCGTGCGTACCTATGACAATGCCTCGGCCCTGCGGCTGTTGACCGCCCAGCGCGAGGATGAGGATGCCGAAGCGATCATCGCCTCGATCAACGCCAAGCTGGAGAAGATGCGCGAAAGGTCGCTGGCGGCCAAGGCCCAGAATGACGCCCAGAATGAGGCTGTGCTCGATGGCGAATAATGCTCTGCTGGACTGGCTGATGGAGCAGCCAGAAGCCGAGCGCCACGCCCATCTGCGCCAGATGGACGAGATCGAAGTGGCTGAATTGCGGTATCATTGGCGGCTATGGGCCAGAAAGGAGCAATTGCCGCCCGAAGGGGACTGGCAAGTCTGGTTGGTGATGGCCGGTCGCGGTTTTGGCAAAACGCGGCTGGGGGCGGAATGGGTGCGCGATGTTGTGCAACGCCATCCCGATGCCCGCATCGCCTTGGTTGGCGCCAGCCTTGGCGATGCCAGAGCGGTGATGGTGGAGGGGGAAAGCGGGCTTCTGGCCTGTTGTTCGCCGCGCCGCCGCCCGCGTTTTGAACCGTCGCTGCGGCGGCTGACATGGCCCAATGGTGCGCAGGCCACGATCTATTCGGCGGGTGAGCCGGAAAGCTTGCGCGGGCCGCAGCATAGCCATGCGTGGTGCGATGAAATTGCCAAATGGGATAATTCTGGCCAAAGGGCGGAGCAAGCATGGAACAATTTGCTGATGGGTCTGCGCCTTGGCGAAAAGCCGCAGGCCTTGGCCACCACCACGCCGCGCGCGGTGCCCTTGCTGCAAAGGCTGCTGGCCGATGATAGCTTGGTGCAAACCCGTGGCCGAACGCAGGATAATCAGAGCAATCTGCCCGCCCGCTTCCTGCGCGACATGCAACGCAGCTTTGGCCGATCGGCGTTGGCGCGGCAGGAGTTGGAAGGCGAGTTGCTGCTCGACATCGAAGGCGCGCTGTGGACCCGATCCATGCTGGAAGCCGCCCGCGAACCCGTAGCCAGCGCCGATCCGGTCCGCACCGTCATCGGGGTAGATCCTCCCGCCTCGGCGCAGGGGGATGCTTGCGGTATCGTGGTGGTGCAATTGGGCACAGACGGGCTCGCCCGTGTGGTGGCTGATGCCACGGTGCAGCGTGCCAGCCCCGAAAAATGGGCGCGGGCGGTGGCGGCAACGGCGGCGGCGTGGAATGCCGACCGCGTGGTGGCCGAGGCCAATCAGGGCGGGGCGATGGTGGAGAGCGTTTTGCGCGCCGCCCATATCGCCCTGCCGATCCGGCTGGTGCACGCCAGCCATGGCAAGGTTGCCCGCGCCGAGCCGGTGGCCGCCCTGTATGAAACCGGAAGGGTGCGCCATGTGGGCGCCTTTCCCGCGCTGGAAGACCAGCTTTGCGGACTGGTGGCGGGCGGTTCCTATCAGGGGCCGGGCCGATCGCCCGACCGCGCCGATGCCGCCGTCTGGGCGCTGACCGAATTGATGCTTTCTGCCCGTGCGGCCCCGCGCCTGCGCGAGTTTTAGTCCCTTCATCTCAGGAAAGGCGCATCATGAGCCTGTTGCAATCCCTTGCTGCCGCCTTCAAGGGCAAGGCGGCGCGTGTGCCTCTGGCACAATCCTATATGTCGCCATGGCTGTTTGGCGAGGCCGCCTCGGGGCGCAGAAGTTTCGATTATGCGACGGCGGCGCGCCATGCCTATCTGGAAAATCCGGTGGCGCATCGTGCGGTGCGGCTGGTGGCCGATGGCCTCGGCGGGGCGCCTTTGCTGCCCACGGACCCTGAGCTGGAAGCCTTGGTCGGTGCCACCAGCGCGGGGCAGGCCTTGCTGGAAACTTTGGCCAGCCAGCTTTTGCTCCATGGCAATGCCTATGTGCAGATCCTGAAGGATGGTCTGGGCCGTCCGGTCGAGCTTTTCGCCCTGCGGCCCGAACGGGTGACTTTGGTGTTTGGCAGCGATGGCTGGCCCACGGGCATTGTCTATCGCGTGGCGGACCGGTCGATGACCATTCCCCTGCTGGATGCGGATGCCTCGCCCAATATCATCCATATCAAGGGCTTTCACCCCGGCGACGACCATTATGGCGCGGGCTGTCTGGCCGCGGCGGATATGGCGGTGGCCACGCATAATGCAGCGGCCAACTGGAACCGCTCGCTTCTGGAAAATGCGGCGCGGCCTTCGGGCGCCTTGGTCTATGACGCGGGCGCCAATGGCGAGATGGGGCCAGAGCAGTTTGACCGGCTGCGCGATGAATTGAACCGTGTGTTCAGCGGGCAGGGCAATGCGGGGCGGCCTTTGCTGTTGGAGGGGGGCTTGAAGTGGCAATCCATGTCGCTTTCGCCCGCCGACATGGATTTCGCTTCGCTCAAAGCGGCGGCGGCGCGCGACATTGCTTTGGCCTTTGGCGTGCCGCCCATGCTGCTGGGCCTGCCCGGAGACAGCACCTACAGCAATTATAAGGAGGCCAATCGCGCCTTGTGGCGGCTGACCCTGCTGCCTCTGGCCGACAAGCTGCTGTCCGCCTTGGCCGAGGGGCTGGCGACATGGTTCCCGCAGGCGCGGCTGGCGGTCGATCTGGACCGCGTGCCCGCGCTGGCCGAGGATAGGCAGGCGCTGTGGAGCCAGATCAACAGCGCAACCTTCCTGAGCGCGGCGGAGAAGCGCGCCATGCTTGGTCTGCCAATTGGGGAGAATGCCCATGAAGCGTGAGGATATGCTGGCGCGTCTGATGGCGCAGGAAACCGCGCAAGGCGGCGATCTGGTCACTTTGCGCGCCATTGTGGAGGAGGCCAGCGAGCTGGGCGCGGCGCGGATGTTGAGCCGCATGGGCCTTAATGACGAGGGCGCCAGCAGCGATCTGGTGGAGATCCGCCAATTGGTGCGGGCGTGGCGCGATGCCAAGCAGAGCGTGTGGAAGGCGGTACTCAACTGGGCGGTGCGCGGCATTATGGCCGCGCTGCTGGTGGGGCTGGCGATGCGCTCTGGCTCGGGCGACATGCTCAAATGAGCGGGGCGGAAGAAACGCCGCCCTCTCCCCTACGCTTTGCCGGTTATGCCGCCTTGTTCAACCGGCCCGATGCGGGGCGCGACACGATCCGCCCCGGTGCTTTTGCTCGCACGCTGGCCGAGCGGGAGCGGGCAGGGCTGGGGCCTTTGCCGTTGTTTTGGCAGCATAGCCCCGACCAGCGCATCGGCTGGGTGGAGCGCGCCGCCGAGGATGGCCATGGCCTGCGCGTGGTGGCGCGGATCGACAATCCGCAGGGCGGGGCGGCGGCGGCGCTGAAGGCGGGCAAGGTAACGGGCCTGTCCTTTGGCTATCGCGCCCGCGCCTTCACCCGCGATCCATCGGGCCGCGAATTGCGCGATGTCGATCTGTTTGAAGTGAGCCTGGTGACCCATCCGATGCAGCCTGCTGCGCGGGTGCATCAACTGGGCTGAGCTCTGCGATTTTTCTCAAGTTTCCAACGGCCGCTGTCATGCGGCTTCAATGTGCGAAAGGTGTGGTGCTTATGGATAATGCCAAGCTCAACGACGGCTTTGACGCCTCGTTTGACATCGTTGCCCGCCAGCATGCGGCGGATGCCGCGCTGGCCGCTCTGCGCAGCGAGGTGGAGGAAGTGAAGTCGCGCATGGGCCGTGCGCCTGCCGCCATGGGCCGCCTGCCTTTGGGCGGGGGCGAGGCTGTGGCGCAAGGCGAGATGCGCAGCTTTGTCGACGGTTTCCTGCGGGCTGGCCGCGAAACGGAATTGAAGTCGATGACCACGATGACGGGTGGCGATGGCGGCTATGCCGTGCCCACCGCGCTGGATCAGCAGATTGCCGAGCGTCTGCTGCGCCTCAGCCCGATCCGCGCCATTGCCCAAGTGGTGCAGACCAGCACCGCCGATTACCGCAAGCTGGTGTCCACCGGCGGCACGGCTTCGGGCTGGGCCAACCAGACCGCCACCCGCAGCGAAACCAATGCGCCCAGCTTTGTGGAAATCGTGCCGCCCTCGGGTGAGCTTTATGCCAATCCTTCGGCCACGCAATTCATGCTGGACGATGCCATGTTTGATGTGGAGGCCTGGCTGGCGGGGCAGATCGCGCAGGAATTCGCCCGTGCCGAAGGCGCCGCCTTTGTGTCGGGCACCGGCATCAACCAGCCTGCCGGTTTCCTCACCGCCGGTTCCAGCGCCTCCAGCGATGCCTCGCGCGTTTTCGGTACGCTGCAGCATATTGGTTCGGGCAATGCCAGCGGCTTTGACAGCGCGCCGGAAGACCGCCTGATCGATATGGTGATGGCGCTGAAGCCCGGCCACCGTCAGGGCGCGGTATGGGTGATGAACGCCAATACGATTGCCGTGATCCGCAAGATCAAGGACTCGACCGGCTCGACCATCTGGCAGCCCGCCATGGCCGAGGGGCAGCCCAGCCATCTGCTGGGTTATCCGGTGGTGGAAGCCTCCGACATGCCCGATGTGGCCGCCAATGCCACGCCGATCGCCTTTGGCAATTTCGCCAATGGCTATCTGATCACCGAGCGTTTCGGCACCCGCTTGCTGCGCGATCCCTATAGCAACAAGCCCTTCGTCAACTTCTACGCCACCAAGCGTGTGGGCGGCCAGGTGCTGGATAGCGATGCGATCAAGCTGCTGAAGATCACCGCTTCCTAAGCGCCTTTGCTTCCCCCTGCCGTCCGGAGTGCCTTGCCCTCCTTCCCGTTCCGGACGGTCACCTCATGCGCCCGCGCCTTGGTTGCTGGGCTGCTTTGTCGCGTTGGCCGACAGCGCGGGCGCATTTTTTGCACTGTTTCCAAGGGAGACCGCCATGATGCGGGTTATCGTCACGCCTGCGGTGTTGCCACCTACGGCGTTGGCCGAGCTGAAGGATTGGCTCGGCATCACCACCACGGCGGACGATGCGGGGCTGATGGCTTTGCTGGCCACCGCCGTGGAGGTTTGCGCCGATTTCATTGGCATGATGCCCCTGTTGTCCACTTTTGAAGAAAGCATCTCGCTTTCATGCCGACCGGTCCATGGCTGGCACGCCCTGACCACGCGGCCAGTGCGGGCGGTGCTGGGGCTGGATCTGGTGGGCGCCGATGGCGGGCGAACCGCTTTGCCCGCCGCCGCCTATCAGGTGGTGCTGGATGGCGATGGCGCGTGCCGGGTGCATCTGTCGCCCCATGCGCCGGCCTTGCGGGCGGCCTTGCGCTTTACCGCCGGTCTGGCCGAGGAATGGGCGCAACTGCCCGAAGCTTTGCGCCACGGCATCTTGCGGCTGGCCGCGCATTATTACCGCAGCCGCGATGCGGGCGAGGCGGGGCTTTCGCCGCCCGCCAGCGTTTCGGCGCTGTGGCGGCCTTGGCGTAGGCTGCGGCTGGCATGATCGCGGCGCAAACCGATCTTTCCGCGCTGATTGCGGCGCTGGAGGCACAGGCCGCCTTGTTGGCGCAGGCTCATGCGCAGCAGGCCGGTGATCCGGCGCGCTGGCGGCAGGCGGATCTGCTCTGGCCGCTATTTGGCGCGGATATGTCGGGTCAGGATGTTCAGGCGAAAGGATAATCCATGGAAATCCCTTTGAGAGCCAGCCTGATCGCCTGGCTGGCGGCGGATCCTGCGCTGGCGGGCCAGCTGAACAGTATTGCCGAGGAAGTGCCCGCACGGCCTGTTTTGCCATGGCTGGGGCTGGCCACCAGCGCCAGTGTTGATTGGAGCACCAAGACCGAGAGCGGCGCCGAAATCCGCATCGCGCTGGAATTGCATTGGCGTGGGGACCAGCCCGCCAGCGGCACGGAACTGGCCGCTGCGGTGCAGGCGCGTGTGGCCAGCTTGCCGCGCGAACAGGCCGGTTTCCGCATGGTCAGCCTGCAATTCCTGCGCAGCCGCGCCGAGCAGCGCAGCCAGAACAGCCGCGCCATGCTGCTGGAATATCGCTTCCGCACCATCGCGCTTTGATTGTCCCCTTTTTTGGAGAACGCCTATGTCAGCCCAATCCGGAGCCGCTTTTCTGCTCAAGATTTCCAACGGGGCCAGCCCGCCCAGCTTTGACACAGTGGCGGGCCTGCGCACCACGCAAATGTCGATCGCGGGGCAGGGCATCACCATCACCACCAAGGACAGCGGCGGCTGGCGCGAATTGCTGTCGGGTGCGGGCACGCGCTCGGTATCGGTCAGCGCGGCGGGGGTGTTCATGGGGTCGGCGGCAGAGGCACGGCTGCGCGGCCATGCCTTGACCGGCACGCTGGACAGCTATCAACTGACCTTTGAGGATGGCGCCAAGATGCAGGGCCAGTTTCTGGTGCAGAAGCTGGAATATGCGGGCGATTACAACAATGAGCGCAGCTATACGCTCAGCCTCGAAAGTTCCGGCGCGGTGGTGTCGCTGTGAGCGGCGAGGGTAATCCCTCGCGGGGCGGGGCTAATCCCTGGCGGGGGGAGGCCAGCCTGATGGTGGCGGGCACGGCGCGGCTGTTGCGCCCCAGCTTTGCCGCTCTGGTGGCCGCTGAGGAGGAGCTTGGCCCTCTGTTTGCTTTGGTGGAGCGGGCGGCGGCGGGGCAGTTGCGCCTGAGCGAATTGACTGGCTTGTTCTGGCATTGCCTCGCCAATCGCGACGGGCTGACGCGTGATCGGCTGGGGGAAGCGATTGTGGGGCATGGGCTGGCGGGCGTGGCGCCGCAATTGCGCTGCGTGCTAGCGCAAATCCTGCAGGGCGAAGGATGAGCGAAAGTTTCGGGGCGGGGGCCCGCCGCCTGATGGGCCTGTCCGCGCGGCTGCTGGGCTGGCGTCCGGCGGAGTTTTGGGCGGCCACGCCTGCCGAACTGGCCGCCATTCTGGCGCCAGAAGCCGATAGCGCCGCCCGCCCGCTCAGCCGCGCCGAAATGCTGCGGATGATGGAGCAAGAAAACCAAGGAGAGCGATGATGGCCAATGTTTCGGCTTCTTCCGGCAGTGACCATGTCCAGAGCCTGTTGATCGACGTGCGCGCCAGCACGCAGGGCTTTGCGCAAGATATGGGCGCCATTCGCAATGCGGTGGATGGCAGCCTGTTGCCCGGCTTTACGCAGGCGGGCAGCACTCTGGATGGGGCGCTGACGCAAGCTTTGAAGCGCGGCACCAGCGGCTTCGGCGATTTGAAAAGCACGGCGGTGAAAACACTGGCCGATATTGCTTCGGTCGCTGCCAGTAGCCTGCTGGGTATTTCCGGCAGCGGGAGCAGCAGCCTGTCGTCCGGTCTATCGGGCCTGATCGGCGCGGCTCTGGGCCTGCCAGGGCGCGCTACCGGTGGGCCGGTGTCGCCGGGGCAGGCCTATCTGGTGGGCGAACGCGGGCCGGAATTGTTTGTGCCCACGTCGGCGGGGGCGATTGCGTCCAACGCTGCGTTGGGTGGTGGCGCGGCCCGTGATGTTCGGGTGGCCATTCAGGTCGCCGCGCCGGCGGGCGATGATAGCGGCAAGTCGCTGCAACGCTCAAGCCGCCAAGTCGCCAGCGCGGTGCGCCGCGCGCTCAGCCAAGGCTGAATTCCTAGGAGTTATCCCCATGGCCTATTGGCTTGCCGAGCGTCTTGAAGGCCAAGAGCAGGACTGGATCCAGCGCTTTGACCCGCGTTTCTGGACCGTGAATTTCCCGCGGCCGATGATGGCTGCGCTGACCACACCGGAGCGTGATAGCCTGCGGGTGGATCTGGCCTTTCTGACGCAGGGCGATCTGGCGGGGGTGATCTGGGAGAGCGAGGATAGTCTTGACCATCCCTTGCTCGCCTATGCCACCAACCGCGATTATGCGCGGACCACGCTTTCGTTTCACTGGCGCTCGGCGGGCGTTGTGGCGTTGGATGGCGTGAATGGCCCGACGCTGACCATTGAGGGGCGCGATGCCAGTGGCGCTGCCCATGTCTGGTATGTGCGTCTCTGGAACTTTGCGCAGGGCAGCGGGCAGGACGCGCAAATTACTTTGCCCTTCTCGCAAGCCTTTGGCGGCTGGAGCGCTGGGGAGGGGGCTGATCCGCTTTATCCTTCCGCGATTGACCGCATGTTTATTTCGCTGGTGCCCGAAGGCTATGTGGGCGGTTCCACTGCGCCGCTCGCCGCGCCGGTGGATGGCTGGGTGGAATTGCGCGGCATCCGCTGTGAGGGTGAACATGCGATGTTGCCGATCGGGCAAGTGCATGTGCCGCCCCATGGGCTGGCCGCGGCGACCGCCTATGATGATGGCTTCAACCAGACGCCCGCGCGCCAGATCCGCCAGATGCGCCAATTGGGCTATCGCGGCAGCGTGCTTCACTATGTGGGGATGAGCCATTTCTTCCGGCTGGTGGCGGGGGGCGAAGGCTTTGTGGCGGCGACCTCGGGCGATCTGCTCTGTGCTCCGGCGCGGGCCTGGCATGCCGAGTTTTTCGCTATGTGCAAGGCGGCTGGTTACGCGCCGATCGCATCGCTGTCCTTTGAGCTGTTTGCCCAGCATTGCCCGCAAGACTGGAGCCAGCGGGCATGGGATGGAACAAGGGCGCTGACGGGATGGAGTCCGCCTTCCAGCCTGCTGTCGCCCGCCCATCCGCAGGCGCGGGCGTGGTTGCAGGATGTGGCCGCAGCCTTTGCCCAGATGCTGCTGGAGGCCGGTTGCGCCTTGCGGTTCCAGATTGGCGAGCCTTGGTGGTGGGTGCTGCCCGACGGGCGCATTTGCCTTTACGATGCGGCGAGCAAGGCGGCTTTGGGAGGCAATCCGGTGGAGATTCCCTCGCTGCGCGTGCCCTTGGATGCGGCGCAAAAGGCGCTGCTGGATGCGGCTGGCGCTTTGCTGGCTTCGGCCACGGGGGCGGTTGCGGCGCGGGTGCGGCAGGTGGCCGCTGCGGCGGGACAAGCGGCCGAAGTGATGCTGCTGACCTTTGCGCCCACGGTGCTGGACCCAGCCACGCCTGAAGCGCGGCGGGCCAATATGCCGGTGGGCTGGGCCAAGCCTGCTTTCGACCGGTTGCAGGTGGAGGATTATGACTGGCTGACCGCTGGCGATAAGGCCCAGCGTCAGGCCGCCTATGCCACCATCAATGCCCGCCTTGGCTATGCGCCGCAGGATCAGGACTATCTGGCCGGATTCGTGTTGAACCCCGACCAGAGCGCGCAATGGCGGCTGATCGATGCCGGCATTGACGAGGCGCAGGCGCGGCAGGCGCATGAGATCTTTGTCTGGGCGCTGCCACAGATCAATCGGGACGGCTATTTGCGCTGTCCCAAGCCATGGGAAGGTGAGGATATGCAGGCGTTTGACGATGTGCCTTTCCCGCTGGCGCTGGGGCTGGATGCCAGCATAGCGCCGCAATTTTCCACCAGCGTGGT